GAGCTATCCCTAACTCCTATCCATCAAATGATAGTGGGTTGTATAATTTCTGTGGTCGTAGTGTTACTACGATTTATTGAAACCCCACAAGGGTAACCGGCTTCCCTATCTTAAGCCGAACAAATGGAGTTATTCATGGAAAAACTATCTTTATCAGTTCAATTGGTCAATGCAGTTGCAGGTTATCTTGCGACTAAGCCTTATCAAGAGGTATTTCAGTTGCTTCAAGGTCTTCAACAAGAATCTAAAGGACAATTGAAAACAGGTGTTGAACAAGCGGCTGAACCCGCTCAAACCACAGTGCAGTAATGGACCCATTTACCCTTGCTATGATGGCTATTTCCGCCGTAAAAAGCGGTGTAGCCATGTACAAGGAGGCTAAGTCAGTTGGCAAAGAGGCTATTGGGGTAATTACAGAAATCTCCGATGGCCTTTCTTCTTTTTTTGAACATCAAGAAAAGGCAATTGAACATGTTAAAGAAATGGAAAAGAATCCGCCTAAAGGTAAAAGTTTACAAGCCATTGCGCTTGACAACGTACTAAGACGTAAGAAACTGGAACAGGCAGAAGCGGATTTAAGAACGATGCTAACCTGGGAAGCACCGCCAGAGCTAGGCGCTTTATGGTCTGAATTCGAGAAAGAACGTGCAAGGCTCATGGCAAAGAAAGATAGCTTTGATAAAGCTCAAAAAAAAAGGATGCAAGAGAGGCCAGAGAACGGAAAGAATCAAGAGATGTATTTCAATTTAGACTTGTTGTATGCTCTGCCGTGCTTATCTTTGCACTCGCTTGCGTAGGATTGATGTTCTATATAAGACAAGATTATTTGAAAAAAAGAGAACAGGAAAGTTGGCACATAGAATTTAAAAAGAATTTCTTAGAAGATGATAAGTTAATAGAATGTTATGTGATGTTTAAACAGACAGGGTATCTTCCAAAGTATTGCAAGGAGTGATTATGGATTGGATTAAAACAATAGCACCTACGATATTTAGTGCAATTGGAGGACCACTGGGTGGTTTGGCGTATGAAATGGTATCAAAGGTTCTTGGTGTATCCCAGGACGATGCTAAAAAAATGCTAGATGATGGTAAATTATCTTCAGACCAGATTGCCGCAGTGCAACAAGCCGAGATAGCTTTAAAAGCCAAAGCACAAGAATTAAACCTAGATTTTGAGCAATTAGCCGTTCAAGACAGAAGTTCTGCTAGAACGATGCAGATTGCTACTCAGTCTTGGATACCTCCTGTTCTTGCTATAGGAATCACAGGCGGTTTCTTTGGAATACTCTTTGGTCTGATGTATGGTCAAGTTCAGCATACACCTCAGATTGACATTATGTTGGGTTCGCTAGGTACTGCTTGGACAGGCGTAGTTGCTTTTTATTTTGGTTCATCAGCGGGTAGTCAGAAAAAAGACGAACTTTTACATCAATCAACACCAGTTTCAAAATGATTAATTCAAGAAATTTAAATGATTTACTTCCAGAAGTTAAAGCAAGGGTTGATAAGTTTATTGAAGCTTGCAATCATAATGGGATTGACCTACTCGTTACATCTACATATAGGGATAATGAGAGCCAAGCTCAACTTTACGCACAAGGTAGAACTGCTCCGGGTAAAATTGTTACAAATGCGGGACCCGGTGATAGCTACCACAATTACCGTTGCGCTATCGATGTTGTACCATTACTTAATGGTAAACCAGACTGGGATGGTAGCCATCCAGTATGGGCAGAAATAGGTAGAATTGGAAAAGAATCCGGCTTAGAGTGGGCCGGAGATTGGAAATCATTTAAAGAATTGGCTCACTTCCAATACACGAACGGACTAACTTTAGCTCAACTCAAAGAGGGCACAGTCATTGTGTGATGGTTAATGCCTCAAAAGAAGATAACGTTTAAACCAGGAATCAACCAAGAAAATACTCGCTATGTAACCGAGGGAGGATGGTACGACGGCGATAAGGTTAGGTTTCGCCAGGGATTCCCGGAGAAGATTGGCGGATGGACTCAATGGACATCGGCTACATTTCTAGGTGTATGTCGTTCGCTATGGAACTGGGTAACCCTAGCCGGTTTAAACCTTCTGGGATTTGGAACCAATTTTAAATATTACATTGAGCAAGGCGGTACGTTCTACGACATTACACCGCTTAGATACACATCGGCATCGCTCATACTATCCAGTCCATTTACAACGACCAATGCATCGCCCACGGTTCAAGTTACTTCACCTGGGATTAATTTATTTACAGGCGATATCGTTAACATCAGCAATGTGGCGATAACGGTTAATGGTATACCCGCATCTTACTTAAACAATCAATTTAAAGTTACCCGGGTTGATGCAAATAACTTCACCATCAACGCAGGATACAACGCCACAAGTGGAAGCTCAGGCGTTGGAGGCTCGGTAACGGTACAGTATTTTACGTATTACTTTATTATTCAAAGCATTCAAACCGTGTCAGGCTCTGCAACGGTTACAGTTAACGCCACAGCCAATGGTTGTGTAAACGGCGACTTCGTTTATTTTGGTACTCCAATTACTTACAACGGAGTCACGATATCCGGTTGGTATCAAATCATGTTGGCGCTTACCAATTCTTATACGATTCTTGCGTCCAATAACGCATCAGGAACAGGTACAGATACACTCAGTTCTTATTATGTTCAGTACCAAATCAATACTGGAACGGCGATAAGTGTTCCTCAAACCGGATGGGGCGCAGGAGGTTGGGGACTGGGAACCTGGGGCAATGGCGTATCAAGCACACAACAGTTACAGATATGGTCACAGGGCAACTTTGGTGAGAACTTGATTTACGGTCCACGTGGCGGTGGCATATATTACTGGGTTGCATCTAGCGGAGCTACAGTTCCTGGATACAACTTAGCTCAGTCTTATGGCGCTTCAGATGTTCCAACCATTCAAAACGGAATCATTATTTCTGATGCATCCCGATTTGTTCTTGCTTTGGGATGCAACGACTATGGAGAGTCCTCCATAAATCCCATGCTGATTCGTTGGTCTGACCAACAAACAACCATTAATTGGACACCAAGCCCTGCCAATCAGGCAGGTAGTTTGACCCTATCGCATGGTTCTACGATAGTTGGAGCGATTCAATCTCGTCAAGAGATAGTGGTTTTTACTGATTCTGCGGTTTATTCTTTGCAATATGTGGGCTTACCGGCGGTATGGAGTTCTCAGTTGATGATGGAGAACACATCCATACTGGGTCCTAACGCCATTTCTTTGGCATCGGGAACCGTTTACTGGATGGGTAATGGTAAATTCTATGCGTACAACGGTACAGTACAAACCCTTAATTGCGATTTGCGTGAATTTGTCTTTAGTAACATCAACTTAACTCAGAATTATCAAGTTTATTCTGGGACTGTAGAAGCATTTAATGAGGTGTGGTGGTTTTATTGTTCTGCAAATTCCACCCAAATTGATACTTATGTTATATATAACTACGTAGATAACGCCTGGTATTACGGATATTTGGGTCGCACGGCATGGCTTGACAGGGGCGTTCGTTCTTATCCTATTGCCGCAACGTACAACAATAACCTGGTTTATCAAGAAAACGGCACGGATGACAATACAACCGGTACGCCTGCTTCAATTTATTCATTTATTCAATCATCCGAATTTGATATTGATGAGGGCGATAGATTCTCATTCGTATGGCAGTTATTGCCGGACGTAAGATTCAATGGTTCTAGCTCAACGTCACCGCAAGTCACGATGACGTTGTATGGATTACAAAACTCAGGCTCAGGGTACAACCTTTCTCAAGGCGGTAACCCTGGAGGAGCCGTAGTGGCTTCTAATTACATTCAATATCCGCCCTCTAGTACAGTGCTTGTAGAACAATTCACAGGAACTGTTCCTGTTAGATTGCGTGGTCGCCAAATAGTCTTTAGAATAGAGGGCAATCAGCTTGGACTTCAGTGGCAACTTGGTGCGCCAAGAATTAACATTCGTCAAGACGGAAGAAGGGGTAACACATGAGCAATAATCTTGTACCAGTGGCTCCCAATCTACCACTGCCACAGGCCACGTTCAGTTCTCAATATTTAAACGTGCTGAACAATGTCTTTCGTCTTTTCTTTAATTTACTTGTAAATTCTGTAAGAACGAGCGCTGACGATATTTCATCGCTTACAACTCAATATTGGCTAGGTATATGAATTATCAAAATGTTATTCCAAATCAGTTGGGACAAACGGCGATTACAACATCGGTAGCTGTTTTGTATACAGTGCCTTCGTCCACAAGAACTTATTTAAAGGATATTAACATTTGCAATACCGCCGGTTCATCCACCAATGTAAGCGTATATATTGTTCCAAGCAGTGGAACAGCAAGCACAAGCAACGCTCTTTTATATTCTCAAGCGATTGCATCTAACTCGGCTTACCGCTGGACAGGCGTTCAGGTGTTGCTACCCAATGAGACCATTCAGGTATCTGCAAGCGCAACCGGTTGCTCCATTATTGCAAGCGGGGGAGAAGCAACATGATGGTTTGCTTTAATACCCTAGAAAACTCTTTTAGATTGGGAGCGTTGTAATGGCTTTAGATACCAGTATTCAAGCCGGAATACCTACAGGATGGTTTAGGGGTCAAACAACTTATGCCGCCGCCCCTGATACAACTTATGGATATTTAAATTCCACTATTGATGCTATACCTGGATTAAGAGACGTTGTTAATGCTGGTGGAAGAGACATGTATACAAAGTTGCAAAATGCAATGTCTGACCCAGCTCAATTTGCTGAGAGAAACCTTTTGGGGGGTTTAGCTGATAATAACCAATCTAAAATTTCCGACAATGTACAATTTTTACAAAGTCAATTTAAAAAAGATGTACCAACAATAGAAAATGATTTAAATGTTCTTAATCAAGAAAGTCAAACTGGTTCTGGTGGATTTCTTGGTCAGGTAACTTCAATATTAACCAATCCCACAGCACTTGCATCATTAGCCGCCGCTTATTTTATTCCTGGTGCGGCAGAAGCTTTAGCGCCTACAATAGCAGGCGCATTGGGTACGTCTGTCGCCGCCGGTCAACTTATTGCCGCCGGAACTCTTAGTGCCGCAACACAAGTTGCTAGTGGTGTTCCCGTTGACAAAGCCATTGAAAATGCAGGTATTTCAACTCTTGCGCCCGTAGTTGGAAATGCAGTTGGTAATGCGGCAGGAATACCGTCCGTTCTCAATTCCACCAATGGAGCTGTGGGAAGTACGCTTACTGATTTAGGTTTAAACGCTCCATCAGCTACAGCAGTAAATAATGCAGTAGGTTCAACTCTTCTAAACACTGGAGTTGCTTTAGCCACAAATCAAGACCCAACCAAGATATTAAACGCAGGAGTCGGTTCTTTAGTAGGTTCTACGGTTGGAGCTAACGTAGGAACGGATAGCAATCTTATAAATAATGCCGTAGGTTCTGCTACAGGAGCGGCAACAACAGCAGGTTTAAACAACACAAACGCAACCACGGCTGTAGAAAATTCTTTAATTTCAAGCACTTTAAACGCCGCAGGTCAAGCCATAAAAGGTGCAGTATCTTCGGGTTCAACAACCGATACAACTCCTTCTACAAATACAGCGACTACATCTCCTGTTACAACTTCATCTAGCGGAAACCCTACCCCTCTTCCTCCATTAAGCGTTGATACAACTCCCCCTGTTGATAATCCTGTTGTTACAGCTCCTCCTGTTGATACAAAACCTCCTATCGATACTTCTGTTGTTACAGCTCCTATTGTTTCATATGTAGAAAATGGAAATGGTTTTGATGCTCAGGGTAATAATTTAGGAACAGTATCAACACTGGGATTGATTCCCGGAACAGATTCAAATAACAACACGGTTTATGTTGATGCGGGTGGTAATACCATTCCTACTGTTCAAACCAATGC